GCACTGGCACAAGGCCCGGTGTGCCTGACGTTCAGCTACCAGTTGCGCGTGGCGGGTTCATTGGCCTTGCAATCGAGTTCAAAGCACCTGATGGAAACCCAAGCAAGGAACAGCGCGAACGCATGAACCGCATGCAGCAGGAAGGCTGGTGCGTGACGCTGTGCTGGGATTGGCAAGCGGCTGCACGAATGACGCTGGGTTATTTGGGAATGGCGAAGCTGGAATTTGGGGGTGGGGAGTGAAGCAGATATTTATCAAGCTGAAGCAAAGATTTTGCATTCATTTGTTTGATCTGGCCGACTTGATTCTAAATGCTCCTGAGTTTGAAGATACGGACAAAAGGGTAAGTTGGCCCTGTTGCAAATGCGGGAAAGTTTTTACTGCGCATTGTGGGCTTGATATCGCACCCAAGAAAGGATTCATCAAACCGAGGCCGCGTAAATGAAGCAGCTATTCATCATGGCGCACGACACCGCACGCGCAAATGCTGTTCATGCTGTTGAAAACGCACCAGCTGGCTCAAGGGTGGAAATCAAGCCGCCAAAGCGCACATTGCCACAAAACGATGCGATTCACGGAATCCTGACCGAATGGGGAAACCATCTTGGTTGGGAATTTGGTGGGCGCAAGGTCGATATTGCCGATTTGAAAGTTATCGCCATGAGCGCGTATAGGAAAACCAAGCGCGATGAAAAGCGGGAGCAAAACCGTTTTGTGATTGGCCTATGCGGTGAGCCTGTTGATCTTGCACTGCGCACCAGTGACTTAGACAAAGAGGAAGGCAGCGAATTCATTGACATGATTCAGGCCATTGTTGCGGGGGCAGAAATTTGAACTCCAAAAACATTAAGGCCCATGAGCGCAAATACCTTGCCACCGTCAAATCGCTGCCCTGTGGCCTGTGTGACGCACCACCACCCAGTGACGCGCACCACATCGAGCAGGGCAATCATTTTCTTTGCATCCCCTTGTGCAAAGACTGTCACCAGGGAAGCAACAACGGGATTCATGGCCGCAGGAATATGTGGCGCGTGATGAAGAAATCTGAGTTGGACGTATTGAACGAAACAATCGGGAAGGTGCTGGGATGAAATTGAAAGCAAGGTTTAGTAAAGAATATGGCAGAAGTATTCAATTTAATAATGGCTTTCAGATTGGCTTCACCTGGATGAACTGGGGTAGGTCTCCAAGAAATTCAGCGGTAATTGCAGCTTATCACCCCACTAAATCAATTACTTGGAGGTGGGCGCTCTACTGGAATAAACCGAGAGGCGGCTTTCATTGGCCCGAGTTTTATATAAGCAATAGGCAATACGGCCAGGCTTCCATTCGACTGCCTTTTTTTGGCGCGTTGAGCTTTAACTGGCAGCCATATATGTGGACGGATAAGACATGACTCAAACCTTTGAGGATGCGTTCAACCTGCTATGCAACGACAAAATAGGCAGCGGCATTGCTCGCGTGGTCTATGACAGCGTTTTGCTGCCTGATTGCGTGATTAAAGTCGAGCAAGGCCCACACAGCTTTCAAAACATCATTGAATGGCAGGTTTGGCAATCAGTGAGTCAAACCGAACATTCCAAGTGGTTCGCAGAGTGTCGCCACATTAGCCCATGCGGTCGAATTCTGGTGATGTAAAAGACCCGGCCAGCATTGGAATACCCGGAGAAAATACCAGCGTACTTTACAGACACTAAGCGGGAAAACTTTGGCGTGAGCATGCTGCCCGACCCAAAGACCGGCAAACCCTCAATGCGTTTTGTTTGCCACGACTACGGGTGCCACTTGTTCCATGAATTCGGTATGACCAAGCGCATGAAATCTGCGGACTGGTGGGACTTATGAGAAAGCGCAGCGCCTACAAGCCAAAGCCAATCATCAGCCCTGTAATGCGAATGTCACTGCCAGATGATGCAGCCAACAATTTGAAGCTGACAAGCTACCAGGCGCTCGATGTTGTAACCCGAGGCCACGGCACCTACGCGATGTTTGATTGCCTGAACATGGCTGTTTCCGTTTGCACTGTGTTGGTGGAAAAGGGCTACGGCAAAGAGTATCTAGACATTTGCCGCGAGGCGATTGAAGCGATTCGGCGCATGGGGCAAAGGGCGGTCAAGACTGGCAAGTTTGGACTGGATGGGCAAGGGTATCAAGCCATCAAAGAGTGCCTAGACCTGCACAGCCAACAGATTGAGTTATGCACAAGGCTGACGCTCAGTGATGCGATTTTTGAAGTGGAACGCCGGACGCGCAAAAGGAGAGAGGTTTGAATCATTGGCTAGATCAGAGTCTCAAACGGTGGTCAAGGTGGCATGTCAGGCGCAATGTTGATAAATCTATGGGCTGGCCTAACAAAAGCGCAATTGCCAATGGCGATACACCGCCAGCAACAGGAAACGTGTGGGGCTATGACAATTTTGAATCTGATTGGAGCGACTGTGTAGAGTTAGATCAGCTTATGCGAACCAAGCTAAACAAAGACGCATTCATAATCATCTGTCGCTATTACCTGGATGGTAAATGGGTAATGAGAACCGCAGCGCGGCTACATGGTTGCCATCACAGCACTTTCGACAAAAAGCTAGGCATGGCAATGGCCCAATTGGATTACTTGCTTGCCAATAAAGATACTGTAAATAAACCACTGCAAAGGTTGACAGTATAAATTAGCCAATATATTATGAAATTCAGTAGAGTGGTAATTGTCACGGTGCAGTTTCCACCTTTTCATTTGTGCAATGGATTGGGAGTTACCCGGTCGCCAGCACAACCGACTTGGTGGGTATCCAAGGCCATGACGCATGGCAATTGACTGTTGGCGCAGGAAGAGGTGGTACTCCATCGAAAGATGCCTCGCAGTTGTCATGGCGTGATGGTGGAGCCGAAAGGCTGCGGAGTAATCCAGTATGGACGCATGGCCCATCTGACAGCCGGAAAGTACGGCACAAATTTTAAGCCCTGATTCTTAACGGAGTCGGGGCTTTTTGTTTTGCGCAGACCCCTTCATCTGTGCAGGCTCAGGGGAAACTCTGGGCCACCTTATTCAATTGAAAGTGGCGCGTGTATGAGTAACTACGACGAACGGTTTAATCGAATGGAGCAGCAACTCGATAAGCTAACGGATGCCGTTGTGACCCTAGCAAGGGTTGAAGAAAAGGTAAGAGGCATCAACCACCGTCTAGGTGAGCAACAAAACGCACAACAGGCGTTGTTCCTACAGATGACAGAAGTCAAGGACGAGTTGCACGAGATACGCCTGAAAACCTACCCCCAGGCAGAGGCCACCAAGACATGGGCTGACAGGATTGGTGGTGGTGCGTTTCAAATCGTTTCTTCAGTTGTGCTGGCCGTGCTGCTGGTCAAGTTCGGGTTGAATTGAAATTTCGGGTGATTAGCAAGGCAATTCCCCACTAACGAAACACTTAAGAGGCAGGTTTCTCCTAACCTCTCCCCCCATTCCAGCGTTACTGTGCCGCTAATAGCACAGGCCCGACAAGGGAAACTGCTGAACGCAGGTTAATGTTCACGAGGTTCAATCATGCCAGCAGGAAGGCCAACCAAGTACAAGCCGGAGTATGCAAAGCAAGCGGGAAAGCTATGCGCATTGGGTGCAACAGATGCACAAATGGCTGACTTCTTCGGCGTTTCAATCAGCACAATCAATTTGTGGAAGGTGACATACCCCGAATTTTCGGAGTCCATAAGCGTCCCAAAGGAAATTGCTGACGCGAAAGTGGAGCAAAGCCTATACCGCAGAGCAATGGGCTACGAGCATGACGAAGTAGATATTCGAGTTGTCAACGGAATAATCGAACAAACAGCAGTTAGAAAATATTACCCACCTGATACCGCAGCAATGATCTTTTGGCTAAAGAACCGAAAGAAAGAAGAATGGCGCGACAAAGTAGAGCAGGAAATTAGCAACCCTGAAGGCGAGTCGTTTCGCACACAGACAACCTGGACAGTTCACCCGGTTAAGCCGTTGAATGAAGCGTGAGCTAGTAGTCAACTGGAAAGTCTGGGAAGCGATGAGCAAGCCCCAGCCCATCATTGTAATGATTGGTGGCCGTGGTGCTGGTAAGTCGGTAGGCGTGGGTGATGTGCTTACATTCCAAATGGACACGCAAGGCTTCGATGTGTATTGCCTGCGCGAGTTCCAGTTAAGCCTAGAGGATTCAGTCCACAAGGTATTCAAATCGTCCATTCAGAAGCGTTTAAAACTGGATGGCTGGAAGATTACCGATACCTATGTGCAGGCGCCCAACGGAGCCAAGACCACATACAGAGGCGCAGCACGCAACCCACATAACATTCAATCAGCGCAGGATTACCTTAGAAGCTGGTTTGAAGAAGCACACACGGCCAGCGAAGATTCTATTGACAAGCTGCTGCCTACGATTATTCGTAATCCAGGTGCTAAGTGCATTTTCACGGCCAACCCACAAAGCCGCAACGACCCATTTAGCAAGCGTTTCATTGTCCCTTACCTGACTCAACTTGAGCGGGACGGGTTCTATGAGGACGAACTGCACTACATCGTCAAGGTCAATTGGCGTGATAACCCTTGGTGGAACGAAGAACAAGAGATTTTGCGCAAGTGGGACTTTGAGAACCTACCCCGCGCAAAGTATGACTGGATTTGGGAGGGTCAATTCAACGATCAGGTTGATGACAGCCTAATCCTTCCTGAATGGTTTGATGCCTGCATAGACGCGCATGTGAAGCTGGGTTTTGCTCCCACTGGTGCGGTAATGGCTGCACATGATCCAAGCGACCAAGGCGAGGATAGCAAGGGTTATGCGTGTCGGCATGGCTCTGTGGTGCTGGATGTGAAAGAACAAGCACACGGCGATGTGAACGAGGGCTGCGACTGGGCTACAGGGCTTGCGATCAATGCGCGAGTCGATGCGTTCACATGGGACTGTGACGGAATGGGCGTGAGCCTGAATCGTCAGGTTAGCGACTCATTCAAGTTAAAGAACGTAACTCTGACCATGTTCAAGGGTTCAGAGTCCCCAGATCACCCAGATTCAATCTATGAGCCAGTCGATGGCGTGTCCCAGCAAAAGAAATGGGGCGAAGCGGTCAAGAACAAACGCGCTCAATACTATTTGAAACTCAGAGATCGCATGTACAGAACTTATGAAGCGGTGGTGAAGGGCAAATATCACGACCCTGACCGCATGTTGAGTTTAAGCAGCGACATTGAGGCATTGCCGCAACTTCGAGCAGAGGTGTGTCGCATGCCTGTTAAGCCCAACGGTAACGGCAAATTTGAGCTGTACACCAAGGCTGAAATGAAATCCAAATTCAAGTTTCCTAGTCCCAACCTGGCAGACAGCTTAATGATGTTGATGCGAGAGCCGCCAAGTGTGATTAAGCAACCGTATATCCCACGGCCTATAAAGCCACGAGGCAGAAGGTAATGGAGTTAAAACAGCTACAAACACTGCACGAGAAGGCGTACAACCACGGCCAAGACACGCGCGAGAAAGCCGCAGACGATCTTGTGTTCTATTGGGTGACGCAATGGGGCGATGAGGACTTAAACACCGTTCCGCTTCAATACCGTGGGCAGTTTGACATTTTGCGCAAGGCAGGCAGGCAGATTCTTTCTGATTTGCGCTCCAACCCTGTACAGCCTGACTTCAAGCCCAAGGATGAAGCACGCACCGATGACGCGGAAGTGCTTGATGGCATTTACCGCGCAGCAGATCGCCAACTTGATTCACAGGAAGCCTACGACTACGCCCAGCAAGATGCGGTGGTTTGTGGCTTTGGTGCGTGGGAATTGTTCACCGAGTACGCGACAAACCGCGCAGGGGACAAGAACCAGGTCATCAAGCGCCAATGGATTCCAGAGGCCAACAACGTGGTGTTCTGGGACCCTAACGCGAAGAAGCTGGACAAGTCCGATGCAATGTATGTGTCAATCCTCAAGTGCTACACCGAGGACGGCTACAAGGAACTGGTTGAGGAATTAACCGGCGAGGAAGATGTAGAGGTGTGTTCGGGCGACTTTGCACAGCCCGAAGATTCCCGCACATTCCCTTGGATGACTGGCGACAAAAAAATCTATGTAGCCACGATCTATAAGCGTAAGCGCGTTGATGACGAAGTGTTCACGATGGTTGACCCGTTTGGTGAGCAGATTCGCCTTCGCAAGTCCGACCTTGAAAACGTGATGGACGAACTCATTGACCAAGGGTTCGAGATCATTGACCGCAAGAAAATCAAACGCTGGGAAGTGCGCAAGTACATCGCATCCGGCAAAGAGATTTTGAACGGTGCAGACGGTGAGGTAATCGCGGGTGAGCATATCCCCGTGGTTCCAATGTACGGCGAACGTGCCATTGTTGAGGGCGAAGAAACCTACGAAGGCATTACACGCCTAGCCAAAGACCCGCAGCGCCTACGCAACTTTCAGTTGTCGTACCTGCAAGACATTGTTTCCCGTTCACCCCGTCCAAAGCCTATTTTCTTGCCGGAGCAGGTTCAAGGCTTTGAGAATATGTACGAGGACAGTGGCGCGGACAACAATTACCCGTACTACTTGCAAAACAGGCTGACTGAGAACGGCGAGCAGTTGCCTATTGGCCCGATTGCGACCATGCCAGAGCAGCAAGTACCCAATGCGCTGCTGACCATGATCGACCTCTCGCGCCAAGCGGTTGAGGATGTGGCTAATCCTGGCATGCCGCAGGACATTGCAGACCCGGATTTGTCGGGTAAAGCGGTTCTTGCGCTTCAAAACCGTGTCGATCAGCAAGCCTATATCTATCAGCACAATTTCAAGTTTGCCAAACGCCGTGATGCGGAGATCTTTGCATCAATGGCAACGCAGATATTCGATGCACCGCGCAAGGTGACGATTGAAACGCCTGATGGCAATCGCCAAGAAGTGCAGATTATGTCGGTTGTGATTGATCGCCAAACAGGTGAGCCGGTCACGATCAACGACCTGACCAACCTTGAGTTTGATGTGTACGCCGAGATTGGCCCAAGCTACGCCACGCAGAAAGAGCAGACCCGCGAAAACATGTTCGGGATGATGGAAGTGTTGCCTGATGGCGACCCCATGAAGCGTGCGCTGATGCTGACCCTGCTTGAAAACGCAGACGGTGAAGGGCTTAAAGACATACGCAAGATGGCGCGCAAGCAACTTGTTCTGGAAGGCATCAAAGAGCCTGAAACAGACGAAGAAGTAGCAATGCTTCAAGAGATTCAAGGCCAACAGAAGCAAGACCCCGCAATGGTGCTTGCACTGGCCGAACAAGCCAAAGCAGAAGCGGCCATGCTCTCGCAACAGCGCCAAGCACAGAAAGACGCAAGCGATGCAGCCACGGCCAATACAAAGGTGCAGATTGACGCTTTCAATGCCGAGACGAACCGCATGGAAGCGCAAGTGAGGGCGCAATCCGCACAAGCAAACATTCAATTCAAGCAGTCTGAGGCGTTTAACAAACGAGTCCAGACAGCAGCAAAGATTCAGGGTGACTTAGTGTCGCGGCTAAGAGCATCCGTTACTCAGGCGTAGAGGTTAAACGCACCCAAACTAGGTTGGTTTTTCCTAGGCTTATCGTTTACATCAACGAGGTTTCATAGATGGCAAAGACACTGGAAGAATTGAAGGCAGAAAACGCAGCAGAGGAACAGGCGCAAGCCCAGCCCGAAGCAATTGAAGCACCAGAAGCAACGGACGAACTGGAAGCAGTAGAACCCGAAGCCGAGGGGCAGACCGAAGAAGCAGGTGATGCGGAAACGGTTGAAGCGTGGGAAGCCGAGGATGACCCAGCATCCAAAGATGGTGACAAGAAATTCTCAGATTCAGACATTGCGGCTGTACGGCGAAAGCTAAAGGCCCGACTGAATGAGAAAGACGAAGAATTGGAGCGCCTGAAAGCGGAAGTTCAAGCACTCAAGCAAGGCACACAACGCCCAGCACAAGAAGCCGGGAAGGTGCCAACACTTGAGGACTATGACTACGATCAAGGCAAGTACGCAGCAGCAATGCAGGCATGGGTAATTGGTCAAGTGGCTAACGTTACAAAGACCCAAGAAACCCAGTCACGCCAAGCGCAGCAGTTGCAAGCACTTCAATCCCAAGTCGAAAGTCACTATGAACGGGCAGCGAAACTTGTAAAAGAGCGCACGATTGACCCTGATTTGTATGGCGCAGCGGATAAGTCTTTCCGTCAAACCATTGAGGCTGCATTACCTGGACAGGGTGATTTGGTTTCAGATCAGTTGATTGCACGTTTAGGCGAAGGCTCCGAGAAGGTAACTTTTTACCTTGGACGCAACGCCACAGAGCGAGAAATCCTAAAGGCGAAGTTGATGGAGGACCCCAGCGGCCTTTCAGCATCCATGCACCTTGGCCGACTTCTAGCCAAAGTTTCCATGCCCGTACAAAAGACCACTAAAGCACCTGCACCAGCGGCCAGAGCCGAGGGTGGCGAATCATCCAGCGCAAACGCAACCAATCTCAAACGCAAGTACGAGAAGGCCACCGATGTGCAGGATCGAATCGACATTAAGCGCCAAGCCAAGCGTGCGGGATTTGATGTAAGTAATTGGTAAAGGAAAAATCATGGCTATTACAGGCAAAATCGCAGAAGTAATGTTCGAGGAAATTCTCGACACTTACGAACACCAAGACCAAATGTTGGACTTGGTATCATTCATGGAGCCAAACGGCGCTGATATGCAAAACAGCAACAACGTTTTGTGGCGTCCGGTTCAACAACATCGCCCTATCTTGTCTGGTTTCGACCTGACGGGCCTAGAGCAAAACATCATTCAGGAAACCTACCCAGCCGTATTGGGTACGCCCAAGAACGACCTGATTAGCCAGCGTGCTGATGATATGCGCGACATGCAGTTCTGGCGCGATGCAGGTAAAACTTCGGGCTTGCAGCAAGTGACTGAATTGAACAAGTCCATTGCCGCAGCAATCACCACTCAAGGCTCTATGTTCTACCGTTCAAACGTAACTTCTGGTTACGATTTTGTGGGTGAAGCACAGGCTTTGATGAATGAGCGTCAGGGTAAGAAAACAGAGCGTTGCTTTGTGATGAATGACCGCGACAATCTGAAGTTTGCCAAGGATTTGGCAGGTCGTCAGACTGTGCAGGGTCGCCCTGAAGCGGTGTGGTCGTCCGGTCAAGTGGGCAACAACATTGCGGAATTTGATATTTACACCGCTTCTTACTTGCCTAACCTGGTCGGTGGTGCTGACCCAGCCACTACTGTGACCGGCGATCAATCATTTGCCCCTCAAGGCGGTACAGTTGATGCCACAACCAAAGCTGTCACCAACATTGACTACCGTACCGCAACCATTCCTGTTGCTGCTTCGGCTTCGTACAACGTGGGCGACAAGGTAACGTTCGCAAATGGTGGTACTACTGTGAAGGCGCTTGGTTTGGCTGACAAGACCAACACTGGCGTGGCAATGACTTTCACCATTGTGGCAAAACCAAACGCCACAAGCATTACCGTGTTCCCCAAGCCAATCGCGTTTGATGATCCTGCATTGTCAGCACTGGAAAAGCAGTATGCAAATATTGATACTCGCATTTTGAACACTGCCACCGTGAACCGTGTCAACACTGACGCTTCCAAGAAAGCAAACTTGTTCTTTGATAAGGACGCAGTGGAAGTGTTCGGCGGCACAATTCCTGTGCAACTGTTCAAGCAGTTTGATGGCATGCAAGTGGTCAGCCAGAAGATGAAAAACGGCCTGACGATGTACATGATCTATGACGCGAACATGATCAATATGAACTTCCGCTTCCGTGTGTTCACATGGTACGAAGTGACTATTAAAGACCCGTCGCGTTGTGGTGTTGGCGTAACGTTCTAAGCGTAGTTGGTGTTAAAGGGGGGGGCTTCGGCTCTCCCCTTTTTTTTGGAGCAAATCATGGGCGTAATGGTTTACAAAGAAGGCGAGAAGCCTGCACGAATTGAGCCGCATGAAATGGAAGGCTACTTCTCGATGGGTTGGGTGCTTGATAAAAGCGGTAAGCCAGCAGCCGAAGAAGTGAAAGCCGCGAAAGAAACGGCGACAGATTTAGAACAAGCGCGTTTGGCCTACGAACACATGTTCGGCAAAAAGCCACACCACAAAATGAAGCTAGAAACAATTCTGGAAGAACTGAATGGCAACCAGCCCGTACAGCCTGAGTGACACTGGTGGCGTTCTCACCAAGAACGACATTATTCTAGGCGCATATTCTCAACTGCGAATCTCAGGCATTACGCGACAGCCCACGCCTGAAGATTTGGAGATTGCACTAGAGCGTCTTGAGGATATGGCGGCGCAGTTTAATGTGACCATGCCTATCGGGTTCAACTTTGAGGACTTGCCAGACCCGAACAGTGATTCGGGCGTGCCTCGTGCGCTTGGGCAGTGCTTCAAAGCGAACCTGGCGATGCGCTTAATCCCTGATTTCAACAAAGAAGTATCCCCTGTGTTGATTGCACAGGCCAATCAAGGGCTATCACGCATGGCCTCACAATCAGCTATGCAGCGTTTGCAGCATGTGCAGTACCCCAACAGACAAGCCATTGGTTCAGGCAACTACAGATGGGCGCGGTGGTCACGGTTTTATCGTGCATCT